CTATACATTGCGCAGCCAGTCACACGAGCCGACGACCATCGCGCGGTACGTGGCGAACTACCAGGACACGGCCAGTCAGGATTTCATCACCACGCTGCGCGGCGCTTTGGGTAATGCCGTGATCCAGGCGAACGCGCACGATGTCCTGCGCCTGCAGTGCGAGTTGATGGGCGTCTGGCATTCCGCCGCTGCCGGCAGCATGTTGACCGGGATCACGTACGAAAGTGCGGCGAACTCTGCGCTGCCGAAGTTCATCAACTCCAACATCCAGCTTGACGGTGTGCTGGTGACAGCGCCAGCGGCGTTCACACTGGACTTCGGGAACCAGGTCGAGCTTGACGCGGACCCGACGACCGTTGGCGGCGCCGAGGGCTACGACTTCGCGCGGATACTTGCCAGGCAGCCGACGATCTCGATCGACCCGCGCCGGATTCCGCCGGGGACTTTCGACGACCTGGCCAAGCTGGGCGACGGTTCGGAGATGATCTTCTCCTTCGTCTCGTCCGGATCCGCCGGTCAGATCATCGAGGTCGTCGCGAACGTTCAGATGCGTCAGTGGACGGAGGCGGAACGGGCAAACTTGCAGACTGCAAACTACGTGTTGAATGTTGTTCGTCGGTCCGTCAAGGACACGGACCTTAAGATTTACTTCAAGTAGACGGAAGTGAATTGGAAGTCATCTACTTGACTTCCAAGATGACTTCCAAAACGACACGAGGGAATGATGGTTACAGCAGCAGACGTCGGCGGGACTGAGTTCGCTTACATCTTGAGAGCCGACCGCGAGGCGATCGAGGCTAACGAGATCACGGAAGCAGAAGCGACGACATGGACACTGCGCGTTCTGTCGCATCACGAGCAGAAGAAAATCGAGAAGATGCAGTCGTTATTTGTCCCGCAGGACGACCGAGACCCGTACATGCAGTCGAGCAATTATGAGATTTCCTGCGAGGCTTTCCAGATGGGCTTTATATCGGTCGGCAATTTCAACGACCGCAACGGCCAGCCGGTGACGATCGAGAGAGATGGCAAGGGTCGCCTTCCTAACGAAGCATTCGAGCGCGTCAAGTTCTGCCTTACCGAACTTTCGACGGCCATCGTCAATCGAGGAAAGGTGACGGTCAACGAAGCAAAAAACTGATGATCGGGATGGCCATCAGTTACGGGGAATCGTTCTTCGAACCGATCGGCCTTCCCCAAAGATGCAGCGCGTGCCGGCAGAGGGACGACCTTAGAAGGGAATGGGGATGTGAAGAGAAATCGGCGAATGCTCAACTGTGGATCCCGTGCCTTCACTGCCACGGAGAAAGCCACGAGTGCAGCAACTGCCACGGGTCCGGGCGCGAAGCAATCCACCGGTGCCCGAACGCGATCGTCGAGCAATGGGCTATTGACGCCGTCCTCATGTACCGTTACTGGCCGGACGCGCTGCCGTTTTCCGGCGGCATGCTGGAACAACCGCACCGATACGTGCGGGCGATGATGCTGTGCGATTTCGCAAAGGTCGAACTGGAAACGGTGAAGAGAAAGCGGGAAGAGAAAGGTCCTGGCAATGGAGACGCTTAGTGTAGCGGTCAAGGCCAAGGATTTCATGACGGCGGCTTTCGGCAGGATGGGCAAGTCCGTCGTAGCATTCGAGCGAAACGCAATCAGGTCGACGAAGGCCATCGGCGGCGGGTTCAGAAATCTGTTTAACGCGGTGACATCGCTGCGAACGCTGGTCTTGGGTTTCTTCGCCGGCAAGATCGCGCAAGGTATCGGGCGGTTCATCACCAGCACGGCCGACTTCGCCGACAGCATCGCCAAGCTAAACGAACGCATCGGCCTGACGCCGGAACTGCTATCAGAGATGCAGTTCGCGGCTGAACGTTCAGGCATTGAGTTCACTGTTCTGACAACCGGCTTCCAGCGCGCCATCCGGCGTATGGATGAATTCCGCACCACCGGCAAGGGCATCGCAGCCGGAGCGCTGAAGGAGCTGGGCGGCGGCCTGGCTGAAGCGGTCCAGCGTGGAGAGGACTTCGAAACGTTGCTGCCGTTGCTGTCCGACCGGTTCCAGGCGCTGGGAGCGGATGCGACACGTGTCCGGGTGGCGATGGCCCTGTTCGATACAGAAGGTGTCAAACTTGTCCAGTTGTTACGTCAGGGATCAGAAGGGGTAGAAGAACTGCGCAGGCAGGCGCGCGAGTTCGGCATCACACTGGATCAGGATGCGGTGTCCAGCGCTGCGGCGTTCAACGATGCGCTGTCTAACTTCAAGGCATCCATCCGGGGAGTGAAGCAGACGCTGGTCGTCGAGCTGCTGCCGCTGCTGACTAAGGAACTTGAGAAGTTCGCCAACTTCATTAAGAACAACCGCCAGGAGATCGTGAAGTTCTTTCTGGATTCCAGCGTGTCAATCCTCGAACTGTCCGAAAGCCTGGTTGAATTTGCAGCATCAAGTCGTACGGCGTTCAACACCTGGCGGGTGGCGAAGCTCTGGTTCAACGTCGTCACGCTGGATGGCGATGAGGCACTGGACATCGTCAACAGGATGAACAAGGGGGATGAGACCGACTTCAGTGCGATGCGTGAAGGTCTCCGGAAAGCCAAGGATAGGATTCGCGAATTCCGAGAAGAACTGGAGAAGGCAGCCAGCGCGCCGCAGCCGGGGCAGATGGACCTTAGCGGCATCCGGTTCGGCAGCGTGCCGGACTTCGCCAAGGATCTCGACCTGACGCCGATGCTGTCGACGTTCGACAGACTGTCGATAAAGGCCGGCGAGTTCACCGGCAAGCTAAACGATGGTCTCAGGAGAATAGGCGAGACGGAACCGTTTGCGCTCCTGGTCGAGAAGATCGAGGACGTCGGCGAATTCATGGTTGAGAAGTTCGGGAAGTCTAAAGATGAATCTATCGGGTTCCTCGAGGCGTTCCGCCAGGAGGCCGCTGTAGCGATCGAGAACATAGGCTTTACCATCGGGTCTCGACTGAGCGACGCGTTAATCTCCGTGGCAGACGGGACGAAGAAGGCGAAGGAAGCCTTTAAGGATATGGCGAAGGCGATCCTTGCCGACCTTGCCAGGATCGCAATCCAGACTGCGATCACGCGCGCCTTTTCCGGGATCGCCGGCGGTGTGTCCGGTGCAGCAAAGGGTGGTGTCTTTCCCGGTTCCCTGCAGCCTGTATCCGGTCGTCTTCAGGCCGGCGGAGTTGCAAGCCGTCGCGGCCTGTTCGAGCTGCGCGAGGGCGGCCAGAACGAAGCGGTCGTGCCGCTGCCGGACAATCGACACATACCGGTCGAGATCAAAGGCGGCGGACGTGGCGGCCAGATGGTCGTCATTCAGCCGACGGTTACGTTCAACTCGAACTTCGTCGACGCGCGCGGGCAGCAGCGCATGATACAGGATAACGAAGACCAGATCGCGGGCATCGTCACACGTCGGATCCGCGAGGACTTCGCCTTTGCCCAGAACATGCGGAACGGTCAAGCATAATGGCGAACTTGTTATTCGATCCAGAGTCCAACGGCCTGAAGCTGCAGCGCGGTTTCGAGACGGCGCACATGGAAAACGTCGTCGAGGATATGGGCGAGCTGGGGAACAAGCGCGTAACGGCCATCGCTGAGAAATTGCCGCGGCGCTGGCGTCTGCCTTATCGCGCGTTCGGCCGGACTGCCCGCGGGTACCTGCTCGCCTTCTATCGGAAACATGTCGGGGCTGCCGGAATCTTCGACTTCGACGCGCCAGAGTATGTTCCGGATCCCTTCTTCGCTCCGACCGTCGAGGCCGTATCCGGCGGTACGCAGTCGCAGCAGGAAATAGACGTCGGCTTCACATGGAAGAACTCGCAGGGCGAGACGCTGATTTCTACGCTTGCCGAGATCACGATCCCGGCAAACAACCTGCTGAAAGTCACACTGCCAGTCTATCCGCCGTCAGTCAGTCAGGCCGTGATCTACGCTGTCGACGGAGTCGGCACACCGCAGAGCCAGACGACGCTGACGGATATTCGGACATGGACACAACCGGACGCGCCGCTGCTTGTCGCCACAAGTGACCCGCCGTCGACAAACACAGCGACAGAGCGAGTGCAGGTTCGCTTCGTCAAGCAGAGCCTGCGCGAGATCCGACAGATCGGGGAAACGTACGAGTTATCCGTTGACGTCGAGGAGGTCTATTAATGCTGTCGATATCGTCGCAGCTCAAAGCCTGGAAAGCCGTCGAGGACCAGGAGGACCCGATGGTCATGTTGGTCGAGATCGACGTCAGCGATAGTGAGACCGTCTATCTTGTCAATGGAGACCCGGCCGGGAAAGGCGGCCTGACGTACGATGGCAACGCATACATCCCCCGGCCGATGCGTCGTGACGACGTCAAGGAAAACGTCGAGGGGAGCCTGTTCAGTCACACGTTGTCGATAACGAATGTCGACGGCGTCGCCGGCGGATACATCGAGCTGAACGAACTCGAAGGCCGGACAGTCACGATCACGTACATTCCTCTTTCCCTGGTCGGGAATCCGCAGGCCGGTGACGCGATCGTCGAGACGTGGAAGATTCAGGACCAGCAGTATTCCCGCGAGACGGCGACGCTATCACTTGGGAACCCGAACCTGCTTGACCGTATCGTCCCGTACAGGAAATATCTGCGGCATCGGTGTCAATGGAACTACGCGCGCCGGTTCGAGGACGGACCGGAGGGATGTTTCTACCCGTCTGACTTCTTCGAGGATGACACCGAACAGGACTTCAAAACCATCGCGCTGACGGACGCTGAAACGGAAGCTAAACATGGATGGTTCGTAAGGCACGCCACCAACGCATCGAAAATAGATGTCAATATTACGGATTCTGGAATGCTTTATTTTCAGTATCCAGACATCACTGTCGTTCACGCCTATAAAGACACGGATAATTCCGGTCCATTTCTTTACAAATTCATCGATGGCGACTTTGATGTGTGGACGAAAGTCGACGGCTCATTCGTGGATGATGGTTCGATGTGCGGTATCTTAATCTCTAGTTCGGCGCCCGATGATAGTATAGGGTTTTGGCGTGCGGCTTCTGCGCCAAGGATAATCGCTAGAGAAACGCTAAACGGGGTCTCTAATGCAGATGAGTCGAAAAGCACATCCGACTTATACTTAAGGGCGACCAGGGTCGGCGTGAATGTTTTTAACTTTTATCATAGTTCGGATGGAATTACTTGGACCCATTTTCACGAAGATTTACAGACAATGCCGACGACCCTTCGTGTGGGCGCTGCTATACAGCAAGATGTAGCAGGGCCAAGCGCTGAAAGTTTTTGGGTCTGGTTTAAATTTTTCCGTTTCTTCTCTGGCGGGAAGCCTAACTGCACGCGCTTGCTAGATGGCACCGATGGTTGCAAGGAACACAAGAACACATCACACTTCTTCGGATTCAGCGTGCCGCGGCGTGGATGACAGAACGCGCGATGCGTGTGCTGCGCGGAAGAACGCCGCGCAGTTCTCCGGGTTCGACCCGCGAGAGCTGATCGGCAAGCCGTACGCAGAGCACGGTCGCGGGCCGGATGGGTACGACTGCATCGGCGTCGTCATGGATGTCTACCGGCGCGAGCTCGCTGTCGACCTGCCGGATCCGAAGCCGGGCGCCGACGGCATCGAGCTGTTTAGTTCCCTATGGGACGAAGTCGAGCCACCGGTACAGCGGTTCGATGTCATCCATCTTCGGATGTGTGGGCAGGGTTGCGTGGCCGTGGTCCTGGACGGACGTCTTGCCCTGACTGCTAGCCGTCATTGCAACGTGTTCTTGGCAAAGATTGCGATATTGCTGCGTGTGCCTGGTGCGAAGATTTACAGGTTCCGCTTTGAAGACTGGAACAGCTAAACTCACAACAACACAGACTGTCACGATCCGGTTGCTCAAGGACTACATGCAACCGCATCGTCGGGAGTCCTTCTTCGCGGAGCGCCAGCCGTGGAAGAGTGCAGCGGAATACTGCCCGGGACGCTTCGTCGGGGATCCGGCCTATCTGGGCATCATTCACAACGGCGAAGCGATCACGTGGGATGAGGCGCAGCAACGGATCCCGGCTGGCGACGACGAGCTGGTCTTCTATCACGCACCCGCTGACGCCGGGCTCGCGACGACGCTGATCGTGTCGATAGTTCTAGCCGGTGTTTCTGCTGGCATCTCTGCAGCGATCGCACACGCCAACAGGCCACCGCGCCGGGAGCGCATCTCCGACTCGCCGACATACGGGTTCGATGGCATCAAGAACACGGTCAACCCGGGGACGACAATCCCGATCATCTACGGGCTGCACCGGTTCGCTGGTCATATCCTCCGGTCCGTCCTGAAGGTGCCAGAGAACGCGGCATCGCTTGTCAACTTCAACACGTCGAACGGCGCACTGCACACGCTGCTGGGGATCGCCTCTGGAGAGATCGACTCGATCAGCTCGATCCGTTCCGACAAGAACCCCATCGAAAACTTCAAGGCGGTTGAGACTGAGACGCGGATGGGCACGTTGCACCAGTCCGCTATCACCGGCTTTGAAGATCAAGAGAACCAGTTTATCAAACAGGACTCTCTGACCAACGCCGGCGGTGAAGTGATCTATACGACCAGCGGGAACGTCGATCAGATCGAGGTTGTGTTTGAAGCGCCGCAAGGGATGGGGGCGTTCACGGCGCACGGTGCCCTGGTCGGGTCGTGGGTCGACATCAACGTTCGCTGGCGGATCTCGCCGGCCGGCACCTGGTCGTCGCCGATCGGCGCCGGGTTCACCGGTAACACTCAGCATCCCTTCAAGCGATACGCACGGACGCCGCGTCTGGAGCGCGGGAAGTACGACATCGGGATCACGCGCATAAAGGCCGACTCAACTGCACCGGAGGTCTTCGATGTCGTCGAGATATTCGCGATCACCGAGATCACCGCCGAAGAGTTCACGTATCCAGGGATGGCGCTGGTCGGGATCCGGCAGATGCCGACGTCGCAGATCTCCGGCCGGGTCCCGGAGTATGACTGCCTGGTGAAGGGGAAGAAGGTCCGCGTCTACAGCAACCCGACCACGTACGTGACGCAGTGGTCGGATAACCCGGCCTGGTGCGTGTACGACTACCTGACCGACGAGCTGAACGGTCTTGGCGCTTTCATCGACAAGACCGCGATCGACAGCGACGTGATCCAGTCCTTTATTGACTGGGCGGACTTCTGCAACACGAACGGTTACACACTTAACATCGTCCTTGACGGCAGTATGTCTGCGATGGAATCGCTGAAGCAGATGGCTGCCGTCGGTCGTGGCATGATGTTATTTCGCGGTGACAAGTTTCGCGCGATCCCGGACGAGGACGGTCCGGCAGTTCAGACCTTCACGATGGGGCGGATCAAGAAGGACTCGTTCGCCGTCCAGATCGCCGCGCGAAGCGACAAGCCGAACTTTCACATCGGGGAGTTTGCGAACAAGGATCTTGACTACGAACTGGACCCGTTGCCAAAAGAAGACCAGACACAGCCAGCGGACAACGGCACCGTCGTCAGCAATGTTTCCCTGGTCGGCGTAACGGACATCGAGCACGCCAACAAGCTGCTGACCTACTACAACAACTCGTCGAGGCTGTCACGGCGCGTGATCGAGTTTGACGCCTTCGCCGAAGCTCTTGCCATGGAGGCCGGCGACATCTTCCAAGTCGCGCACGACGTGCCGCAGTGGGGCGCGTCCGGCCGGATCCGGAAAGTCATCGGCGCGTCCGGGACTGAACTGATCCTTGACCGGGAAGTGACGATTGAGGCCGGGAAGTCCTACCAGATCACAGTCATTCACCGCGCCGACGACACGACAGAGACGCACACCGTGACGACGCCGGCGACGTCAGCAACGGACAAGATCGCCATCGGCGGTTCCTGGTCGACGGTTCCGGTAGATGGTGAAGATTACTCTTTCGGCGAGGTCGACAAGCTGTACGAGAAGTACAGGTGCTTGATGATCTCGCGGGCCGATCGTCCATGGCGCCGACGGATCACAGCACGCCAGCACGATCCGAGCGTCTACAGCCTGGACTCTGAGGTGATGCCGACGGCCAGTGTGTCGTCACTGCCGGATCCCCGGGTGATTCCGCCGAATGTCACAGAGCTGCGTGTCCTTGAGCGTCACGGCTACAACCAAGACGGGACCATTCTTTCGGCCATCGATGTCTACTTCACGCCGGCCGCGTTCGCCAAGGGTACTTACAGAATCTACTGGCGCGAGAAGGACGCCACCAACGAGCGGCAATGGGCAGTCGCCGGCGAGACGGAATCGGGTTACTTCTCGATCGTCGGTAACGTCGAGACACCGGACTTCACGTACGAGGTGTCTGTGGTGTCGGTGTCCAGGTTCAACGTCTCGAAACATCCGGACGATGGATCCATTGCCGAGATCACGACGGTGCAGTCAGACCGGCAGCCGTCGGACGTCACGGACTTCGCGGTGGACAGGACGCACGATGGTCTATCGTTTTCCTGGACAGCGCTGGATCCGGAGGTGGACTTTGATCTGTCGTTTTACGAGATCCGCTACGGCAGTTCGTGGGGTTCCGCCATCCTGGTCGGCAGGACGACGGAGACAGAGTACAGGACCACCGGGACCGTCCAG